CGAGCAAGGACAAGACGGAGGACGCGCTCGCCGCCTGGTACAAGATGATCGAGGCCGGAGTCGCGGTCGGTCAGGCGCTCGCTAAGGACAAGCCGTGACCGGCCAGGCCCGCGATGCCGCCAAGGGGCATTCGTGACCCAGCATCTTCCGAAGCTGATCGACTGCGCCGGCTTGCAGCGCGAGCTCGGTGTCAAGCGCGCGACCGCCGAAGCGATCATGCGGCAGCTTCCCAAGGTCCAGGTGCCCGGCGTGAAGAAGACCTACGTTCGACGAGCAGACGTCAACCAGCTGCTCGAGAAGAGCACGGTGGCTGCATGAGCCCCGCGTACATCAAAACCAGGATCGGCAAGACAGGGAAGCGATACCTCGTCTACTGGAGGCGCGGCGGCCGCTCGTTCCGTGAAGAGTACGGCGGCAGCTTCAAGACGCAGAAGGAAGCCCGTGCACGCCGCGACCTGATCGCTGGCGAACTCGCTAACGGCCGCAACCCGCAGCTGGCATTGGATGCGCTCAAGCGTCCGTCTGCCCCGGCTCCTTCGCTTGAGCAGCGCTGGAACGAGTTCATGGCGTCCAGGGTCGACGTGGGCGAGAAGGCCCGCCGCCAGTACCGCAACGCCCGCGACCGATTCCTCCCGCTTCTGGGTGAGGACCGCGACCCGGCGACCGTCACCGCAACCGATGTGGTGGCCGCGATCGCGGACCTCTACGACGGTGGCGACGGGCTGTCGCCTGCCACGCTCGGCCAGTACGTGTCGAACCTCGCCATGGTGTTCGACTTCGCGGACATTGAGCCTAACCCGGCCCGTTCGGCGAAGGTCAAGATCCCAGCCGGCAGCCAGACCGAGAAGGCGATCCCGGCAAACGAGACATGGGACGCGATCCGGCTGCAGGTGAAGAAGCGGTCAGCGCTCGTCGTCAGGCTGATGGAGGCGTGCGCGTTCCGGGTGTCCGAGGTCACATCGCTCGAGTGGGGCGACATCGACTTTGTCGAGGGCGCCATCAGGATCCGACGCGCCTCCACGAAGACCGCCGCAGGCCGACGGTGGGTCCCCGTACCGCCGGAGCTTCTCGACGACGTTGCTGACCTGCTGCCGCTCGAAGATAGGTTGGCACGCCGGCCGGTGTTCTCAGCGAAGAGTGGGAACGTGTACAGCGACCTCGTCGCGGCTTGCACCGCAGCCGGTGTGCCCGAGTACGGCACACACGCGCTCCGCCACCGGCGGATCTCGCTCTGGCTCCGCCACGGAATCGACGCCGTCCAGGTGTCGCGCTGGTCGGGCCACTCGAAGCCGTCTGAGTCGACCGACGTCTACGGGCACGTCATCGTCGACCCGCGCGGCGACGAGTGGCGCGACTTCTGGCTTGCCATATACGCCGCCCGGCACGCTTCTGGTGCGGCACGGGTGCGGCACGAGGAGACCGAATGACCGCCCATTCCGCATGGATACACGGATCGCGGGTTGTGCGTACTTCAAGAGAGGTAGCGGCGCGGTCTCGCAGCCAGGCCGTTTCCACGTGTTCTAGCCGTTCGAGTGTGTCGCTGGTGCCGTCCGCTGCTGTTGCGGTGCGGCACGGGTGCGGCACGGATAGCCGCCTGTTGCCGGGCGAGGACGCGCAAGCGCACAAGGAGCTGGGATCCTGACTTGGCGGACGCTCGCCTCCGTCATCGCAGCGTCGCTCCTCCTCGCCAGCCAGGCGCACGCGTCACGGATGCCGCGCCACTGGCACGCGCCTGCGTGGTTCCTACGGGACGCGACCTGCATCCATCGCTTCGAGGGCGCGTGGGGCGACAACACAGGGAACCGCTATTGGGGCGGTCTGCAGTGGCTCGAGTCGACGTGGCTGCGTGCCGGCGGCGCCGACTATGTGGCGTTCCGGCATCCGGGAGATCGCCGCTACCCGTTCCCGGCGTCGCCGCGCGAGGAGCTCTACCGCATGTGGATCGTCGTCACCCGGCAGGACGGCGGAACGTTTCATGAGTGGGGAACCGCCGGCATATGCGGACTCCGGTGACCGCGTGAGCGCCATGGAGCAGCTGCAGCTGACCGGGCTATGGCCGTGCACCACTTGTGACGCGTCTGGCCGTGTCACGGACCCGGAGACGGGCCTCGAGCGTGTATGCCCGACCTGTCAGGGCGCGGCGACGTTGGAGTACGACCCGTTGGATCTGTCGGAGATTCCGTACTAGATGGTCGCGTTCACGGTCATCGGGACGCCGGCCCCGCAAGGCTCGAAGATCCGCACCCGCTGGGGTGTCCGCGACGACAACCCGGCGACGAAACCGTGGCGGGCGAACGTCGCTGGCGAAGCCGCAGCCGCATGGCATGGCAACCCGCTTATCAGCGGACCCGTAGAAGTAGACGCGACGTTCGTGTTCCCGCGCCCGAAGAGCCATTTCGGCACCGGACGGAGCGCCGACACGCTAAAGCCGTCCGCCCCGCTCTGGCACGCGACTAAGCCGGACGGAGACAAGCTCGCCCGCGCGATCGGTGACGCCCTAACCGGTGTCGTGCTCCGCGACGACTCGCTGATCGTCGCCTGGAAGATCAGGAAGGTGTATGGGGCACCCGCGCGCGCATATATCACGATTCGCCCCGCTGACGCTGGCGATGCGGCTGGCGCGGCGTTCGAGGCCCAGTACCTCTCCAGGCAGGCGCTCGTGAGCCCGTAAGCCCTCACCGAGCCGCTGCCGCCCGTGCAGCCGGACGCCTCCTGGGGTGCCCGGAAACACCACGGCAGCCCACGCAACACAGAGCCGCAAGCCGTCCGGCTCGACAAGTGACGGGCTAGACGGAAAGCACAGGCTCAGGTCCGGTTCAAGGCCAGCCTGAGCGCTGGGGAAACCGAAAGAAAGAGGACAACAAATGAGCTCCACCGAGAAGACGCGTGTCCTGACCGCCTACCGCGTCCTGAAGTCTCCTGAGCCGCCGTCCACCACGACAGCGGCGAGCAGCGACGAAGGCTTCAAGTTCGTCGCCAGCGTAAGGGCCGCCTCCGCCGCAGCAGCCGTCAAGGTCGCCGCAGAGAAGGCCGGCGAAGGCACCTACGTCGCCATCCCCGAATCGTCGTGGAAGCCGACCAGGGTCACCATCAGCCAGCAGACCATCGTGAAGCTCGGCTGACGTATGGCCTGGGTCGACGACCGCATCTGGTGCCACCCGAAGATGACCGGCCTGAGCGCCGAGGCGTTCCGCGTGTACGTGCACGGTCTCGCCTTCTCCGCTGGGTTGTCCACAGGTGGCTTGCTCACAGCCGACCAGCAGAAGTTGATCGGAAGTGACCTCAAAACACGCCGAGAACTGATCCGAAAACGCCTCTGGGACCAGGCAGAAACCGGCTCCGAAATCACCATCCACGACTGGAAAGAACACAACGGCAAACGCGACGCAAGACGCGCGGCAGACCGTGAGCGGAAACGGCTTGCTAGAGCCAAAGAACGAGACGCGTCCGCAGGACAGGACGCGGACAAACCAGCGGACATTCCAGCGGACAAACCAGAGGACGTCCGCAGGACAGACAGCGGACAAAACGTCGGACCGGCGCGCGTTGAAGGAAGTGACGGTAGTGAAGGAAGTGACAACGAAGAACATCCGTTACCACAACCGTTGCTACAGGACCCCGGCGACGGCAACGGGGCCGAATACGACCAAGCCCTTGAACACCTCGACCAGCTCCTCGCCAACGCCGCACCCCAGGACATCCAATGGTGAACAACACCGTCACCTGGGCCGACACCAAGCACTCCGCCATCAACCTCCTCGACGGCGAGCTCCCCAACGCCGCCACTGAGCAAGCCCTCATCGACGCGTTTGAGCTCGAGCCGGCCGCCGTCCTGAAAGAGCTCCGCGCCGTCGCCGCCGACAAACGCGCCGGCAAAGTCAGGTCCGGATGGGCCGTCTGGAAAACACGCTGCCAGACCGTCCTCACCCAGAAAGACACCCAGGTCATCATCGGCAACAACCGGTCCAAGGAGCTGCACAAGGCCGAGCAGTGGGTCCGGAACGCCGGCGGCTACATCGACCGCGAAGACGAGCTCATCGCCGAGCTGTACGACGAGCACCTCGGATCGCTACGTCACTGGCCCGACACCCGGCCGCAGATCGTCGCGCTCTGGCTCGAGCACCGACACCGCTTCGCCAAGGCCGAGCGTGAGGCTGAAGAGCGTGGCCGCCGCCACATCGAGCTCATGGGCCGCCTCCGCCCGAACAGCACAGCCGATTCGCCGATCGATACCGACCTGCACACCGAGCGCATCGCCGCCGAAGTCGAACGCGCCCAAACCGCAGCCACCAACCTCACCCCCACCGGCGACATCAACTGGGAAGCCGCATGAGCCACCGCCAGCTCTACTGGCGCACCGCCGCAAGGGTCTGCACCAACGCAGAACTCCAAGCCCTCACCCTCAAGCACCAGCGCGGTCTTGGCTACTACCGCATCGGGCTCACCCTCGATATCAGCCGGTCAGCCGCCCGCGACCGCATCCGCACAGCCGAGCAGAAGATCGCCGCCGCCCTCACCAAGGAGACAGCAGCATGATCGACCCGCTTACCACGATTGAAGATCACAAAGGACAGACCGACCTCGGCGTTACCGCCTACCGCATCTTCAACGGCGCACAAGCAGAAGGCGCGTCCTTCTGGGAAGCCACCGCGATCGTGTTCGCATGGTTCAGAGGCGCCATGCACCCGCCGAAGGACGACGCCTGATGGCCACCTTCACCATCCACGAAATCCCCTACCTCCGACACCACCACCAACGCGCCCAAGCCGCCCACGACGCAGCCACCACCCCAGACGCACCCCTCATCATGCGCCACACCGCCGCCGACACCCTCACCCTCCGAGGCATCCCCGCAGTCGGCCGCTCAGTCGCAGGCCACATCGCCGGCACACAACCCGAACACCACACATGCCGCTGACCTTGCCACCATCCGACACGGCTGCTACAACCACAAACGAGCACGCGACCGGCCACCAGGCACACCACTGAAGCCTGCAGCCCACCCGCACTCCCCTACGCGCTAACTATCGAACAAACCAGCCGCCGAAAGGCGGCTTAACCATGCCCACAATCACACGATCCTGCCCACAATGCGGAGCACGCCAAGGCCACTGCGCATGCCCAACCCGCGACCAACGCCGCGGCACACCCCACGAACGCGGCTACGACACGCACCACCGCCTCACACGACGCACAGTCGCACGCCACGTCGCCACAGGCCAAGCCACCTGCGCCCACCCCCGCTGCGGACAGCCGATCAACCCGCACGAACCATGGGATCTCGCACACACACCCGACCGCACCAGCTACCTCGGCCCCATGCACGCCGCATGCAACCGAGCAACAGCCGGAGACGCACAGCGCTGGAGTGCGCATGAGCGGTAGCGAAGGCGTCTTCCTGAGCACCTACCACATCGCCATGTTCTGCAAAGACTGCGGCATCGCATTCGGCCCCGTCTTCGACTCCGAAGAAGAAGCCGACTCCTTCCTCCTCTGGTTCGAATCACCCGATCGCGTCGCGCTCATGGAAGAGCTCGAGCTACCAGACGTCGAGAACATGCGGCACTGGGACCCCGCCGATCTCGCGCAGCTCTACCACGAATGGAAAGAGCGCGCCAACAGCCGGAGGCTAGCCTCGACCTAGCCTCCGGCCGCTCGTCGAGGGAGCGGCCATGCAGCAGCAACTCTTCGCCGACACCGGCGACGTCAGTCTGCGCCGTGACCGATACCGCCAGCGATATCGCGACCGCATCTGCGAAGTCTGCGGATCCCTCTACACGCCGACGTACAACGCCCAGCGCACTTGCTCGCGCAGCCACGGACAACGCCTCCGATGTGGCCCAGCGAAGTCTCCTCGCCCACACCGCACGCTCGACTGCAAACGATGCGGACGGCCCTTCTCCACCTCCCGAGCCAACCGCGTCCACTGTGAAGCCTGCATACATGCACGCGACACGCGACCGCCGTTCGACTGCGAGGTCTGCGGAACCCATGTCATCCCCGGAACCAAGGGCCACCACGCGCAGAAGCATCGCTACTGCTCGGCCAAGTGTCGCCGCCGTGCTTGCTATGAACGCCAGCGTGATCGTGGGCATACGCGAGATGCCAAGGTGCGAAGACAGACGCGGAAGCGCAGCGCATACGTCGCCGACGTCCATAGGAAGGCAGTGTTCGAGCGCGACAGATACCGCTGCCAGCTGTGCGGCAAGAAGACGAGGCCAGATCTGCCGTGGCAGCATCCTCTCGCTCCTACGATCGACCACATCCTGCCCATCAACGCGGGCGGTACCCACGAGCCGGCGAACGTGCAGACCGCTCACCGCCAGTGCAACAGCATCAAGAGCGACCGAGTCTGGGCTGGCGGCGAGCAACTCACGATCGCCTGAGACGCACAGCAAGCCAGTACCCACCCGGTACACCACTAGCCCACAGCCAACGCTCACCCAGCAGCGGGCACCCGCGAGCGATTCGAGGTCTCTGTCGTGAGCGCTGTTCTTGAGCGCCAGCAGATTCGTGAGTGCGCGAGTTGCGGTGGGGAGTTTGAGGATCGGTCGCGGACGTCGCCGCGGTCGTATTGCTACGAGTGTCGGCCGCTGCCGGGTGGTCGTCAGATGCCGCCGACGGCGAAGCCGCTGCCGGGCGTGCCGTTCACGATCGAGCATTTCAAGGCGTGGGCGGCGCGGCTGGAGTTGAAGGCTGGGCTGCGGTTCGTGCTTGAGCCGTGGCAGGAGCGGTTCGTCGCGGATGTGTTCGCGGGCTTCAAGGAGTGCTGGCTGATCGTGCCGGAGGGGAACGGGAAGTCGACGCTGATCGCGGTGCTGGTGGTCTACTGCTGCGAGTTCGCGGAGGACGCGAACATTCCGGTGGCCGCGTCGGCGCGTGATCAGGCTGAGATCATCTTCGCGCAGGGGTCGGGGTTCGTTCGGCGGTCGGCGGCGCTGCAGGGCCGGTTCGAGTGCAAGCCGGGGCTGCGGGAGATCGTGTTCGGCGGGTCGTCGCGGGCGAAGATCTACGCGTCGGATGCGGGCGTCGGAGATGGTGTGATCCCGTACCCGCTCGAGGTGCTCGACGAGCTCCATCGGCATCTGACGCTCGATCTGTATCGGACGTGGGCGGGGAAGCTCGACAAGGAGGACGCGCAGCTTGTCGTGATTTCGACCGCTGGGGCGCCTGGTAGCGAGTTCGAGCAGGTGCGCGAGCAGATGCGCCAGTCGGCGGTCGAGGTGGAGCGCGACGGCTGCTTCGGCCGCTACGTCGGGCCGGCTTCGGTGCTGCACGAGTACGCGGTGCCGGAAGGCGGAGATGTCGATGATCTGGCGCTGGTGAAGGCGGCGAATCCGTCGTCGCGGATCACGGTGGAGACGCTGGCGGCGAAGAGGTCGCGGCCGTCGTGGCATCTGGGTCATTGGCGCCGGTTGACGTGCAATCTGCCGACGCGCGCCGACTTCGCCGCGATCCAGGAGCTTGAGTGGTTCCGGCAGTCGCTCGCTGAGCTCGACCCGGCCGGGCTGGCCGACCTGGCGGTCGAGATGCCGGAGATCCCTGCCGGTGAGCGGATCTGGGCGGGACTCGACCTGGGCTGGAAGTGGGACACGACCGCGCTGGTGCCGTTGTGGTGGCGAGACAGAGATTTCAGGCTGCTTGGTCCGGCGGAGATCATCGTGCCGCCGCGTGACGGGTCGTCGACGGATCCGGCGCTCGTCGAGGCCGCGCTCATCAGTCTGCATGCCCGAAACCCGATCGAGACGGTCGTGATGGACACGCACGCGGGCGAGCAGCTCGCATCGTGGATCCGGGCGGAGATCGGCGCCGAGGTCGTTGACCGTTCGCAGTCGTTGCCGCAGGCGGCGATGGACTACAGCCGGTTCATGGAGGCTTTGCGTGAGCGCTGGCTGTGGCATTGCGGCGACGCCGGCCTGACGCGGCATGCGCTGAACGCGGTCGCGCGTGTGCTTCCGCGCGGCGACGCGGTGTTCGAGCGTCCGGTTCGTTCCCGTAACAGCAGGGACATGCACGATCTCCGCGTGATCGACGCGCTCGACGCGGCGGCGATGGTGCACTCCGTGCTCGTCGCCGAGCTCGCAGCCGAGAAGCCTGTCTACCGGGTGGCTGGATTCGGTTGAGCGCCGCTGCCGCATACTCGCCGACCTCGACAATGGCAACCCCCGTGTCGGGGTCGCCGCTCTGGTGGCTCGTCACGCTCGAGCAGCGCCTCCTTCGCCGCCAGGCGGACATGCTGATGTTCGACCGCTACTACCGGGGCGAGCATCCGCTGCCGTTCCTGACCCGTGCGCACGACTCGAAGATGCGCGACGAGTTCCGCCGGCTGCTCGAGGAGTCGAGGTCGAACTTCATGCGGCTCGTCGTCGACGCGACCGAGGAGAGGCTCGGCGTCGAAGGGTTCCGGCTCTCCGGCGAGCGCGACCCCGTCTCGGATGAGTCGTCGTGGGAGATCTGGCAGGCGAACGACATGGATTCGCAGGTCCAGACGGCGTTCCTCGAGTGCCTGATCAAGGGCGTCAGCTACCTGAGCGTGTGGGCCGACGACGACGGAGACGGGTACGCCGACATCTACGTCGAGGATCCGTTGCAGACGATCGTCGGCTACGAGGCAGGGTCGAACTATCGCCGCCGCGCGTGCGCGCTCCGGATCTGGCTGGACGATCTGACAGGGATGCGGCGCGCGAACGTGTACCTGCCCGATGGGATCTACAAGTACGAGGCGCCGGCGAACTTCCCGCAGAACCTCACCCCCACAGTGGAGCAGCAGATCCTGATCCCGTGGGTCGAGAGGGAAGATCAGTTCGTCTCGAATCCGCTCGGGATCGTTCCGATCATCCCGTTGCGCAACCGGCCGCGGCTGCTGATCGAGGGCGAGTCGGAGATCGCCGACGTCTACCGCGTCCAGAACCAGATCAACGCGTTCATCTTCCTGCTCGCGCTGGCCGGCTACTTCGGTGCGCACCGGCAGCGGTGGGCGACGGGGATGACGCTCATGGAGGACTCGAACGGGAAGCCGAAGGAGCCGTTCAACGTCGCGATCGACCGGCTGTGGCAGGCGGAGGATCCCAACGTGAAGTTCGGCGAGTTCTCCGAGACGACCCTGGCCGGTTACATCGCCGCGATCGAGCAGAAGGTGCTGCATATCGCGGTGACGACGAGGACGCCGCGCCACTACCTGATCCAGCAGGGCCAGTCGCCGTCTGGGGACGCGATCCAGTCGGCTGAGTCCGGGCTGGTGAAAAAGGTCGAGCGGAAGCAGCGGAGCATGTCGGACGGGCTCGAGGAGGCGATCCGGCTCGCCCGGCTTTTCCAGGGTGAGACCGACGTTCCGGTCGACAGCGAGATCGTGTGGTCGGACCCGCAGTCGCACACGCCGGGGACGATCACGGACGCGGTCGTGAAGCAGTGGGCCTCGCGGATGATCCCTCATGCGACCGCGCTCGAGAAGCTCGGCTACACGCAGACGCAGATCCGGCGGATCCTCGAGACGCTCAAGTCGAACCCGGAAGAGTTCGCGCCGGAGGCTGTCCTGCAGGCTGCCGAGCTCTCCGCGCAGAAGCGCGACATCACCAGCACCGTCCCATCAGGAGCGTGACGTAATGGCGATCTCGAAGAAGCCGTGGGGCCAGTTCAGCGACAGCGACTATCCAGACGCGCAGACCTTCTGCGACGCGTCGCTGATCAACCTCAACAGTGGCCCGCGCAGCGATTGGACGAAGTCGAACTGCAAGCTGCGCGTCTACGAGCCGGGCGGCGACCTGAACGCCAACGGTGTGCACGCCGCGGCGGCTGTTCTCGCAGGGGCGCGTGGAGGCGTTGATGCTCCGGCGCAGGCGAAGCGGGCCGCAGCGAAGAAGCTTGTGAGCCTCTACCGGGAGCTGAAGGAGCAGGCTCCCGATGCTGTGCGGAGGCTCGCCGGGATGTAGCGCGCACGGCGGCGCGCACAAGCCGCCGGCACTCAAACACTGAGGAGACGAACACATGGCCGACGACGGCAGCGACAGCGTGGACCAGAACGACAACCAGAACCAAGACGGGCAGAACGGGGACCAGGGCGGCCAGCAGGACGACCGCACCTTCACCCAGGCCGACGTCGACCGCATCGTCAAGGACAGGCTCGCACGCGCGAAGGCCGCGCCGCCCGCCGACTACGAAGACCTCAAGGCCGCGAAAGCGCGCCTCGACGAGCTCGAAACCGCGAACGCGACCGAGCTCGAAAAAGCCCAGAAGCGGGCCGCCGATCTCGAGCGGCAAGCCTCTGACGCGACCGCCCGAGCACAGGAAGCACTTCTGCGCTCCTCGGTGGTCGCAGAAGCAGCCCGCAAGAACGTCATCGACCCCGACGCGGCGGTCGCGCTGCTCGACAGGTCGGCGATCGAGTTCGACGCGGACGGCAACCCCACCAACATCGCCGACGCGATGGACTCACTCCTGAAGGCAAAGCCCTACCTCACAGGAGGCTCACGCGCGGGAAGCGCGGATCTCGGAGCACGCGGCGGAGACGGCAAAGGCCAGCTCAGCCGCGACGCGCTCAAGAACATGACCCCGGAGCAGATCGTCAAGGCCCGCAAGGACGGGTCACTCGACGCGCTGATGCGGGGCGAGACCTCCTAAGAGGAGACCGCACACATGAGCATCGTGAACTTCATCCCCGAGATCTGGTCATCCCAGATCCTCGTCAACCTGCGCGAAGCTCTCGTCTACGCCGGTCGCTGCAACCGCGACTACGAAGGCGAGATCCAGCAGGCCGGCGACACCGTCCACATCACGTCGTTCGGAAAGCCGACGATCAGCTCGTACAGCAAGTACGGGACGCTGACGTACGAGCAGCTCTCCGACGACACCAGGGCGCTGCTCGTCGACCAGCAGAAGTCATTCAGCTTCGCAGTCGACGACATCGACCGGCGCCAGGCGCTCGGCGGGTTCGTCGACAACGCGATGTCCGACGCAGCGTTCGGGCTCGCGGAGGTCGCCGACATGTACGTCGCCGCGCAGATGGACGCCGCGGTCGACAGCACCGCGAACGACCTCGGCGCGATCACCGCCGACACGTCGAACGCGAACGCGTACGGCGACATCTTCGTCGCCATGCGCACCGCTCTGAACCGGGCGAAGTGCCCGCTGCAGGGCCGCTGGGCGGTCATCCCGCCCGAGCTGTACGGCTCGCTGCTGCAGGACGCACGGTTCATCAACGCGCAGGCGTCCGCCGACGCCGGCGTCGCCCTCCACCAGGGCGCCCTCGGCCGCATCGTCGGCTTCGACGTCTACGAGTCGAACAACGTGCCGACCGACACCGCCGGCGTGTACGAGGTCCTCGCAGGCCACCCGATCGCAGTCACCTACGCCGACCAGATCCTCGAGACCGAGGCTCTCCGGCTGATCGACTTCATCGGCGACGGCCTCCGCGGCCTCCACGTGTACGGCGCCAAGGTCGTCCGGCCGGAGTGCCTCGCGACCGCGTCGGTGACGGTCCAGGCGTAGTGCACATCGCGTTCGTGATCCCCGCGTGGCGGCGCTATGCCGTCACCAACCTCGCGCTTGCCCAGCAAGCACATCTAAGAGGCGCGCTCGCCGCCCGCGGGGTCACGAGCACGACCATCGTCGTCGCCGACGACGACAACATCGACATCGCACGTGAGCACGGCTGCGAAACCGTGACGCAGAACAACGCATACCTCGGACGCAAGGTCAACGACGGCATCGAGCACGCCTGCCGTGACGGCGCCGACTGGGTGGCGTTCGTCGGCTCTGACGACTGGCTGCACGAAGACGCACTCGACCCGCTCTTCGCGGTCGGCGACGATCAGCGGCCGCCGCTCATTGCCGGCCATCTCGTCACCATCGTCGATCTGGAGCGTGGCCGGCTTCGGCGGCTCGGCGTGCGCGGCCCGGACGGAGTGTCGCCGTGGCTGATCCCACGGTGGATGCTCGAGCAGTCCTGCTTCCGGCCAGTCGGCGACAGCCTCGTCCGGGGCATGGAGGGTGCGCTTCGGCGTGCGCTTCCGCAGGGATTCGACAGGGTCTTCCATGACCCGCATGAGCACTGCCGGGTCGACTTCAAGACGAGCGTGAACATGACGCCGTATCGGCGGGTAGCTCCGCTGCTCGGCTACGGGCCCGAAGAGACGCCATGGCTGGCTCTCGCCACGCAGTACCCCGTCCAGCTGATGGAGCTCGCCTGGAAGACGCACCGGCTGATCGCGGACGAGGCTGTGGCCGCATGAGCGATCTCGGCTGGAAGGCAGACGGCATCGCGCGCGCGCGCGCCGCGGGCGGCATCGAATTGGAGCGCTACCGTCGGCCCGGATTCAGGTCGGAGATCGCCGTCCGGCGGAGCGCGGAGAGCGGTGGCGCATGGGGCATCCAGATCGATGCTCCCGGCGATGCCGACCCTTCGCCTGTTGAGTTCCTTCGGCGTAAGGGACGGAGATGAGCAGTGTCTGGTTCATCGTCCCAGCGCACGGCCGCTTCGCCGTGACCCGCGCCTGCCTCCGCCAGCTCGAGCGGACCTGCTTCGAACTCGTACGCGAGCGCGGCCTCGCAGCCCACGCCGTCGTGATCGCAGAGGACGCGAACCTCGACATCGCCGCCGGACTCGGCTTCGGCATCATCGAGCAGGCGAACAAGCCGCTCGGCCGGAAATGGAACGACGGGTACGAGCTCGCCGCCCGCCAGGGCGTCGACTACGTCGTCCCGCTCGGCTCCGACGACTGGGTCGATCCGCTCTGGGTACTCGCACAGATCGCCGCCGACGGCGAGCTCCGCTGCTCCCGCCGCTCAGCAGTCGTCAGCGAGGACGGACAGCGGATCGCCAGGCTCGACATCCGCTACTCCGGCGCGTTCGACTTCGGTGACGGCGTCCGCATGATCCCCGTCTCGCTGTTGAAGCCGCTGCGGTACAGGCCGGCCGATGAGGACGCGAACCGGGCGATCGACACCAGGATCTTCCAGAACGTCCGGCGGGCGCTGAACAGGGCGCCGCGCGTCTCGTTCACCGAGGTGCATCCGCTCCAGATCGTCGACTTCAAAACGAGTGGCAGCGAGCAGCTAAACCCGTACGCCGGTTGCATGCGGTTCGCCCAGGGCGCGGAGACGGACCCGTGGGTCGACCTCGCGGGCTGCTACCCGCTCGAGGCTGTGGAGGAGATGCGTGCTGTCTATGGCGCAAGCGTGAAGGCGGCCGCGTGAGCGTGACGACGGAGCCCGAGTTCTACGACCGCGCCATGTGCGACGCGCACGAGCCCGCGATGCTGCCGCTCGAACAGTCCCCTTGGCTCGAGCTGTACCGGCAGGCGTCCTGGATGATCGCGGCGTCGCACCCGGTCGTGGATCTAGGCTGCGGCACCGGCCGGTTCGCCGAGCAGCTCCGCCGGCGCGAGCACGCCCGGTACACCGGCCTCGATTTCTCGCCGGCAGCGATCGCCGAATGCCGCGCATACGTGCCCGCAGCCGACGCGGACACAGCCTGGGAAGCCGACTTCCACGTTCGCGACCTCCGTGACTGGCTTCCCGACGACCAGCGGGCCGGATCCACCGTCTACACGTGCCTGGAGACGCTCGAGCATCTCGAAGACGACGTCGATCTGATCAGACGCATCCCGCCAGGCCACGAGATAGTCTTCTCAGTCCCGAACTACGGCGGCGAAGCGCACCTGCGCACATTCCAGAACGCCGGCGATGCGTGGCAGCGGTACGGCCACCTCCTGACCTTCCAAAGCTGGCTGCTGATCGGCGACGGGCCCCGCTACTTCATCCACCTCTACCGGGCAGTCAGGCGGCCGGACTCATGGTGATCGAGCAGCCCGTCAACACGCCGGAAGCGTGGAGCGAACGCGCACGATCGATCACGCTGCCGTGGCTCGCGTGCGGATGGTCCGAGGAGGGACAGTGGGACCGGCACACCGGCATCGTCGACGAGCTCGACCCGCAGCCGGGCGAGCGTCTTCTCGACTTCGGCTGCGGCACCGGCGAGCTATGCGAGATCGTCCTCGACGACGTCGACTATGTCGGATTCGACCCGTCCGTTGGCATGGTCACCCGCGCCCGCCGCGACCACCAGGGAACCAGCCGGGCATTCACCGCTGTGCATCCCACCGGCCGCTTCGACCTCGTCGCGTGCGTTGGCTGCTTCAACCTCGCCGACGGCTGGTCGAAGGAACGAACCTGGCACACGATCAGGCATCTCTGGGACACGACCGGCTGCCGCGCACTCGCAGCATCCCTCTACGCCGGCACCGACGAGCGCTGCCTCCGCTACACCGAGGACGAACTCGCGCAGGTCGGCAGGCAGCTCTCTCATGACGTGCGGGTCGAACAGCTCCGCGTGAATGACCTGATGCTGGTGGCGCGGCGATGACCGACCGGGTCTGCACCGCTCACCAGCTGAACTTCCTGCCGGGGCTTTCCGTGCTCGAGCGGATCCGTCGCGCCGACGTCGTGATCTGGCTCGACGCCGCCCAGTACGTTCGGCACAGCTTCGTCAATCGCAACCGCCTCGCCGACGGCGCCTGGATGACGATTCCCGTCGACGAGCACGACACCTTCGCGCCGATCAACCGCGTCAAGATCGCCGACCCGACCGGCCGTATGCGCGAGAAGATCGCCCGCCGCCTCGAGCACGAGTTCGGCACGGCTGCGGCCCCGTTCGCAACGGAGCTTCGGAAGCCGTACGAGATGCTTGCCGGCCTCAACTACGCCCTCATCCAGCGCCTCTTCGACGCGCTCGACATCAACGTCGACCAGACGTTCCAATCTCTGCTCGACCCGATGCACGCTGTTCCGGTCTGGTCGGAAGACGACGTCGAGATGCCTCCAGTGAAGGAACGCTTCGCGGACATGGCGGCCCAGGTCGGCGCGACGGTGTGGCTGTCCGGGCCGTCGCGGCACTTTGGTGAGGAATGGCGGTTCACCGCGCGCGGCATCCGCATCGACACGTACGAGCATGAGGGGCCGAATCCGTCAGCGCTTGAGCTTCTCCGTCAGCGGGTGGCCGCATGACCGCGCTGAGGATCTACAAGCGGCTCGCCGAGCTACTCGACGTCGACATCGCGACCATCGCTGACGGCGAAGGCATCCGGTTCGACCTTGGCACCGGCAAGTTCGTGCCGACGCCTTCGTCGCTCAACACGATCCACACAGTCTTCGCGCCACCGAGCTCGGCTCTCGGCCTCGACGGCGACTACGCGCTCGACGTCGACAACGACGACCTGTACGGGCCGAAGAGCGGAACGTCGTGGGGGACGCCGCTCCATCTCGTCGGGCCGCCAGGCGATCCAGGCGCCGCCGGCGCCACGGGGCCGGCAGGGCCGCAGGGGCCCATCGGGCCGTCCGTCCTGACGTTCCGCGGCGTCTGGGATTCGGCGACTGCGTACGCGGTCAACGACTGGGTCGTCTTCAGCGACGTCAGCTACGTGGCTATCCAGGCCAACACGAACGTCCAGCCGGACACCGATCCGTCGACGTGGGTGGTGCTGACGATCTCGGCACCGGCCGGGCCGACTGGGGCGGCTGGCCCGACTGGGCCGACAGGATTCGACGGCATCCAAGGCGATCCGGGCGTTGACGGAGTCGACGGCGCGACCGGACCCACCGGCGCCACCGGCGTTGCCGGCCCGACCGGCGCCGCGGGAAGTGCCGGAGCGACAGGCCCCACAGGGGCTGCTGGAGCCACAGGCTCGGCAGGAGCCACCGGCGCCACCGGGCCAACGGGCCTACAGGGCGCCACCGGAGCGCAAGGGCCGGTGGGTCCGGCCGTCCTGACGTTTACCGGCCCGTGGAATTCGAGCACCACATACGCGGTCAACGACTGGGTGTCGTTCGGCGGCGGCGGCTACTTCGCGCTCGTGTCGAACACGAACGTTCAGCCGGATACGGACCCGACCACGTGGGCGCCGCTGAACCTGAACGGCCCCGTCGGCGCGACCGGCCCGGCAGGGCCAACCGGCGCCGCAGGGCAGACCGGAATCCAGGGCCCGACGGGCGCCGCTGGCAGCACAGGCGGCACGGGCCCGAGCGGACCCGCAGGCCCGACAGGAGCAGACGGGGTCGCGGGGCCGACAGGCCCGGCTGGCGCGGCAGGCCCATCCGGTGCAGGCGCGCTCACAGGCCGTCTCGCAGCCGGAATGACGAACTCAGACACATCGATGATCGTCACCGGCAACGACGAATGGCCGCAGATTCCCGGCGACGTGGCGTCGTTCCATGTTCTGATCGACAACGAGCTGATCGGCGTCGGCTCGACGTCCGTCTCGGGACCGACGCATACGTTCGGGTCGCTGACGCGCGGCATGTTCGGCACGACCGCGACAGCTCATGCGAAGAAGGCTGTCGTGGCGCTCAGGGCCTTGCTCGGTCCGACAGGGCCGCATGGGGCAACGGGCGCGAGTGGCAGCGCCGGCGCGACCGGGCCGACCGGAGCGCAAGGAGCGACCGGGCCGGCTGGAAGCACCGGAACTGCGGGCGCCACGGGTGCTGCAGGTCCAACCGGTGCACCTGGCGCGACGGGTGCCCAAGGTGCGACTGGCCCAGCGGGCGCTACCGGCGCGCAGGGAGTAGCAGGCCCGACGGGCGCCGCTGGTGCGACGGGTGCTGTCGGCGCCACGGGCACGGCTGGCGCGACCGGAGCACAGGGGCCGACCGGGGCGGCTGGAGCTACAGGCGCAGCCGGGGCCACTGGACCGGCTGGAGCAACTGGGGCGACCGGTGTAGCAGGATCGACCGGTCCTACGGGCCCATCCGGAGCAAGTGTCACCGGCCCCACCGGGCCAGCAGGCGCCACCGGTGCCACGGGGCCGACTGGCACAGCCGGATCCACCGGGGCGCAAGGCCCGACAGGCTCGACCGGGACAGCCGGATCGGCGGGCACGACCGGCCCGACCGGTCCTACTGGAACCTCGGGAGTCACTGGCCCGACGGGCCCAGCTGGCGTCGAAGTTGTCGACACCATCGCAACCGGCGGCAGTTCCCAGACACTAGACCTCGCGAACGGCAACGTCTTCGATCTCACCCTCACTGCCGCGACTTGCACGCTCACGTTCGCTGGAGCAACGAATGGTCAAGCGTGCAGCCTTACCATCCTCGCCCGGCAGGACTCGACCGGCGGCCGACTGATTACCTGGCCCGGATCCGTTGTCTGGCTTTCCGGCGCCGCCCCGTCGCTGCAGATCGCCGCGAACGCACTCGACGTGATCGCTCTATTCACTCTCGATGGCGGGACGACCTGGTACGGCGCACAGGTCAACCCGACATCAGGGGCATGGGTCAAGCTCTTCGACTCAACGCTCGGCGCTGACGGCGCGTTCGACACCGGAGCCAACTTCATCCCAGCCGGGTACGCCGCTCTGAAGATCCTCCTGTCGGTGCGATCGACTAGGGCGGCGACAGGGGACTCGCTCTCACTGCAGTTCAACAACGACACCGGTGCGAACTACTACACCCAGATCGCGATCTTCAACGGCACGTCCTCGACCATCGCGCAGAACACCGGAGAAACGAGCGGCTATGCAGAGCTCCCGGCCGCATCGGCGACCGCGAACCTCTTCGCGGACATGGAGATCGACATCCTCGAATACGCGTCGGCGAAGACGAAGCAGGCGACCGTCAAGGAGACGTTCGCGAAAGCGATCTCAGCCGGCAACCTCTTCACCGAACAGCACGGCATCTTCTGGAACAGCACCGCTGCCATCAACCGGATCGGCGTCGGGGCCCGCAACGGGAGCATCAAGGCGGGCTCGCGGATGGTCATCTTCGGGATCAAGTGATGAGGACGATCATGGCTGCTACCCAAGCGGTGCGCCCGACCGGATGGCAGCGGAGTGCGAACAACCCGGTCCTGTCGCCGGCCGTCACCTGGGAAGGCCTCGCCGTCGAGGAGCCGACCGTGCTGATCGACGCCGTCGGCGGACAGTTCCGCATGTACTACGACGGCACGACCCATCTCGACAGCACAGGGGCGTGGGGAATGGGCGTCGCGACCTGCCCGCTCACCTCCGACCCGACCGCCCCTGGCAACTGGACGAAGTACGCCTCGAACCCTGTCCTCGGTCAGGGGGGCTCGAGCTATGCCGGAAAGGTATCGGGCACGAACGTCGTGCTCGTCGGCTCGACCTACTACTGCTACTTCTTCGATGGATCAGGCGCGTCCCCGCTGTATGTGTCGACATCGAGCGACGGCTACGTCTGGGGCACGCCGGCGGTCGCGATCGCTGCGGCCGCGGTTGCGTGGATGAGGGGATGGGCGAATAGCTTCGTCTGGAACGAGGGGGGCTCGACGTGGAAGATGCTCGTTGAGGGCCGAAACGTGGCCAACACCGCCTGGGTCACTAATTACGCGACCTCGACAGATGGCCTCTCATGGACTGTCCAGGGCTCCGGCCCGCTGACGAGCCTTGCCGTCGGCACGAACTACGGCGGTCCATGGCTCGCGAACGGCGGAGCAAAGACGAACGGCCGCTACCACCTCTGGTTCCATTCCGGCACAGGCGCGCTCTTCAGCGACATCTTCCATGCCTACTCGACTGACGCGCAGAACTGGACCGTAACCGCGACCGTCGAGCTGCAACACAACTGGTCAGCGAACGAGAAGGAACAGGTCGCAGACCCGTGCATCGTCGAACACGGCGGCGTCAGCTACCTCTTCTACTCCGGCGTCGACAACACCGGCGCGCACGCATACACGCTCGTCGCCACATATCCCGGCGCGATCGCAAACAAGGTGCTATGGGAGACCTAGGTCGTCAGTATGGCGACGCGAACCGCAGCCAGATCGCGGCCGCGACGGTCGGACTGGCCATGCTGGTTAAGGACGGAGAGGAAACCCTCCCCGCGGCGGTCGAAAGCCTCCTTCCGCTCATCGACGCCTGGACAGTCATCGACACCGGGTCGACCGACAACACGCGCACCATCGTCCGCCGCGCCCTCAAAGGCAAGCCCGGCCGACTGCTCAAGCGCACATTCAAAGGCTTCGGCCGATCCCGCAGCGAGCTCCTCCGCGAAGCCCGGAACGCCGCCGACTACACCCTCATGATCGACGCCGACCACACCATCACCATCACAGGCGACCGGCCAGACCTCACCGCCGACGCGTACATGCTCCGAATCCGCAGCCGCGCCGACACCTGGCGGCTCCCGCTCCTCACCCGGTCGAGTCACCCGTTTGAATACCGCGGCGCCGCGCATGCCTACCTGGCGACCGACCAGCCCAACACGCGCGAAGACACAGACTGGCTCACGATCCACGGCGGAGCAGGCGCAACCGTCGAGAAGCTCGAGCGCGACCTCGCGCTCCTCGAGGCTGACTTCCTCGCCCACCCCGACGACGCCCGCACCGTCTTCTACCTCGCCCAAACACACCGCGACCTCGACCACCACGAGCAAGCGATGTTCTTCTACCGGCTCCGCGTCAACATGGGCGGCTGGCAGGAAGAGGCCTACTGGGCGCGCTACCAGCTCGGCTGCCTCCTCAGCGAACACGTCTCGTTCGCGCAAGGAGCCCTCGAGCTCTTCCAGGCATGGCAGGAACGGCCAACCAGGATCGAAGCCTTGCGCGCGCTCGCGAACGCCGCCAACGCCGTCGCCGACAAAGCCGCCCTCCCCGACGACGCGCTCTTCGTCCGAACCAGCGCCTACCGAAAGGCGGCCGCCTGATGTACGTCCAGCCCTCCACCGAATTCGAAGCGGTCGCACAGTTCCAGACCGGCCTCACCGGAACGATCGGCGTCCGCGTCATCGACAACGAAGACGCCACAACGATCCCGCGAACGACCGCCGGCGTTACCGAATACCCGGCAGGCTCAGGCGTCTACCAGGTCAGCCTCACGAGCCCCGGCAGCCCAGGCCAATACTCGATCGTCTGGGACGACGGAGCGACAGAGCCGAACTACGCGATCGACGAGCTCGTCGTCACGACCAGCACCGTCACCGAGATCGTCATCGGCACCGGAAACCTCTACGTCACCGCCGACGACCTCAAAGACATCCTCTCCCTCAAGGCCGGCACGTACGCGGACACCGCGATCGGGATCGCCTGCCAGGCCGCCTCGCGAAGCATCGACGGGTACAAGGGCGCCCGCTATTACCCGACGACCGAGATCCGCCGGTACACGAACCGGGAGACGTTCGCGGACTCGATCGCGGTCGACGATCTCGTCGGCCTCACGAGCCTGCAGATCGACACAGACGGAGACCTCGTCTACGACGAAACCTGGGCCGCCGACGTCGACTTCGTGCTCGAGCCGACCAACAACGCGCTCGAAGGAAAGCCGTACACGACTATCCAGCTGCTCCCGAAGGCGAACCGGCGCATCCCCACCACGCCGCAGGCGATCAAACTGGCCGGGAGCTTCGGCTGGGCAGCCGCTCCTCAGCAGGTCACCGCCGCCGCCGTCCTCCTCGCGCACCGGTTCCTCAACAGGTTCCGGTCCGCGCCGCTCGGCGTCCTCGTCGTCACCGCGAACGAGATGGTCGCCACCGCCCGGGTCGGACGCATCGACCAGGACGCCGCCTTCCTGCTCGACCAGCTCCCGGCCGGCAAGAGCCGCCCCGGATACGCATCACCGCAGCTCGCATAGCCCATGGCCGGCTTCGAAGACATCCGCCGCGGCCTCGCCGCGAACCTCGCCGTGCTCGCGGACGACTTCCAGGTGTTCCCGTACCTTCTCGACAGCCCGACGCCGCCTGCGCTGCAGATCGCCGGGATCAAGGAAATCGAATACGACATCGAATTCCAGGGCGCGAACGGCTACCAGGCCACAGGCGACCAGATCACCGTCGTCATCGAAGCCTGCCTCCACCGCGAACCCGATGTCAGCACCCAGAAGACACTCGACGCCCTCCACGCAGCGGACGGGCTAAAGCACGCCGTCGAGGCGGACGACCGGCTCACAAGCCGGATGAACGACGACCAGACCGTCGACATCAGCCAGCCGCCAGCGTGCGACGCGCTGCGCGTCACGAAATACAACGGATCCGCGCCGCTGACCTTGCGCGACGGGACCGAAGTCTTGCTCGCCACATGGGACGTCGAGGTTCTGACGTGACCGTCTACCTCGTCCGTGGCGCACGTGCTTACAGGGAGCATCTCCCTGGGGCGACCTTCGAGGCGACCCTCGAACCGGCCGCAGAACAACGCGCCATCGCGCGCGGAGACATCGAGATCATCGAGCGGGGCACCACCCGACTCCAGCCAGGCAGCTACCTGCTGCCGCAGGGCTGGCCGACGCAACGATCAGAGGAGGACTAACCGATGTCCAAGCGCATCGCGCTCAAGGACTATGTCGAAGTGGACGGCGTGGACCTGTCCGACTTTTTCAGTCAGATCGGGTTCTCAAGCCAGCAGTCGCAGGAGGACGTCTCCGGCTTCAACGCGAGCGGCAACGACGAGTTCCTCGCCGGCAAGACGACGCAGAGCGTCACCGGCCAGGTCTTCGGCGCATACGGCTCCGGTGAGACGTGGGACATCCTCTGGCCGCTCCACAAGAACAGGACAATCTTCACGTTCAAGTGGCGGCCGGATTCGTCGCAGCCCGTCTCATCGACCAACCCGCAGCTCGAAGGAAACGCGCAGCTGCTGTCGTGGGCCCCGGGTGCGACGAGGGGAAGCGTCGACTCGTTCCCGGTCACGTTCTCCCCGGCCGACGCTGCCGGCTTCGACTACGTCGAGACCTAAAAATGCCGGCTGAGACGATCCGAGTCAAAGGGCTGACCGAGTTCGTCCGCGCCTGCGACCACGCCGGCCGCGACACGAAACGCGAAGTGCGTTCCGCGTTCCGCGACGTCGGCGAGACCGTCCGTGCAGAAGCAGCACGACGGTTCGCAACAGTCGACGCGCGCTCCGCTGCCGGCTACCGCGTATCGGTGCGGCAGCGGGGCGTCAGCGTCGTCCAGTCCATCCGCAAAACGACCGGGCTCAGGCCCGACTTCGGCGCCCTGCAGATGCGGCTCGCACTGCTACCGGCGCTCAGACACGAGGAACGCATCGTGGAAGACAGACTCGAGCACGCCATCGACCGGGTGGCGGACAACTTCGAACGCTGAAGGAGACACGAACCAGTGGACAAGCTCATCATCAAAGGCGTCGGCGGAATCGACGGCGACTACGACTTCGACCTCGCAGAACTGCTGAGCATCGGCAACGCGGGAGCGCTCACGACACTCGAGCTCCACCGCGTCAAGATGATGACGAGGCTCCGTGCCGGCGAGCTCCTCGAAGCATTCGGCGCGATGGACACCGATCTCCTCGTCGCAGTCGCAGCAGTCATCCTCGCCCGCCGGGGGAAGCGGTTCAGCGAAGACAGCCTGTGGGCCGCACCGATGAGCCTGTCCACGAACAAGGCGGCCGAGACAGCCGAGATACCCGAGGGGATCACGTTCGTCATCGACGAGCGGGAGGACGAAGCGGTCCCCCCGACAGCGGGGCAGCCGAAGACGCCGATCGGCGAGCCCGCGAGAAATGGTGGCGAATCTTCGAATCCGAACTCGGGCCACCAGGAGAGCGACCCGAGTCGTACTGGCATCCCGGACTTGGTAACGCATTCGCCGGTCCCGGGCTCCGACCATCAGACATCGGAGACCTGACCCCCGTGCAACTCCTCAACGCGCACCTATCCGTCCCGGACGAGGACTGACCCCTGACTAGACGCATCGAAGTCCAGATCCTCGGTGATAGCTCGTCGCTCGAGCGGACCTTCTCGCGCACGCAGGGCGCGGCGCAGCGGTTCAGCCTCGGGCTCGGCGCGATCTTCAAGGGCGTCCTCGTATTCGACACGATCAACGCCGCACTCGGCGGCATCAGCTCGGCGCTCAGCGAGGGCACGAGCCGGTTTGCTGAGAACGCGCGCGTCACCGCGCAGACCGCAGCCGTCATCAAGTCAACCGGCGACATCTCCGGTGTAACGGCCAGCCAGGTGCACTCGCTCGGGCTCGAGCTGAGCAACCTGTCCGGAATCGACGACGAGGTGATCCGGCAGGGCGAGAACGTGCTGCTGTCGTTCACGAACATCCGGGACAGCGTCGGGAAGGGGAACGACATCTTCACGCAGGCGACGAAGGTCGTCGTCGACTACGCGGCCCGCACCGGCAAGGACGTGCCGACAGCTGCGATCCTCCTCGGCCGCGCGCTGGAGGATCCCGCGACGAAGCTGACGGCTCTGTCGCGCGCCGGCATCGTCTTCTCGAAGAGCCAGATCGAGATGGTGAAGCAGGTCGAGGCGACGCAGGGCGTCCTCGCCGCCCAGAAGATCGTCCTCGCCGAGCTCGAGAAGCGGTTCGGAGGCGCCGCCGCCGCCGCGGGGAAGACGCTGCCTGGGCAGCTGCAGATCCTCCACGACCGGTTCCGTGACCTCGCGGGCCAGCTCGTCGGATCGGTCGTGCCGGCTTTCACAAAGGTTGTATCCGGTCTGACTGACTTCGTCACGAAGGCATCTGAGGCGCACGGTTTCCACGCGAAACTCTCGATCGTCTGGGAAGGCGTCGAAGGGGTCGCACGAAACATCTTCGATCTGATCGGCCGCGAGATCCGTTCTCTCGCGCTGAACCTGCAAGCCAACCTGACCGTCGCATGGCAGGGCATATCCGCTGCGGCCGCGGGAGCAGAGGACGCGCTCGGTCAGGCGGTCGCGTCGGTGGACTGGAACCGGGTGTGGGCGCAGGCGCGCGGCATCGCCGACGGACTGCAGAAGCGTCTCGAGGAGATCAACTTCGGGAAGATCGGCGGCGCGATCGGAACGGGGATCGCCGCAGCAGTCAAGGAAGCCATCCCGGTCGCGCAAGACCTCGCGCAGCGGATCAGCGAGGTCATCGGCAAGATCGACTTCAACTCGTTCGGGAAGAAGCTCGGACCCGGGCTAGCAGCCGCGGTCGTCACGGCGTTCGTGACACTCACCGACCCGTCCTTCTGGCTGAAGAACTGGCAGCTCACCCTTTCAGTGGCGCTCGTCGCGTTCGGAGGCTCAGTCGGGAAGATCGCCGGGAAGCTGGGCGAAGTGCTGGCCCGACCGTTCGTCCGTATCGGTGAAACGGCGGCACTGGCGATGGCTGGATCCATCGAGAAGTTCTCTCCGAAGATCGCGGACGCCGTGCTATCGGGTCTGGTCAAGCTTCCGAGCCTCATCGGTCGCGCCCTCGCCCCGCTGGACAGGGTGGTCGCGCGCGCGTTCGACCGGCTTGGAACCGTCGCGAAATTCACCGTGAAGGTCCTCGGCATCGAGGCTGCCATCGCCGCAGTTACGAGCCTCTTCCGAAGGCTTGCCCACGTGATCGGTAGCGCACTCGATTCGGCATGGGAGGCGATGAAGGAAAAGGCGCTCCACGCGGTGCTCGACATCATCGAGCCGTTCACGCATCTACCCGGCTTCCTCGGCGGCGGCCCATTCAGAGCGATGAAGGACGCGCTGCAGAAGCAGCTCGACGGAATGGTCGCCTCGTCGGCTGCCGCGGCGAAACAGATCGGCCAGAGCTTCGCCGGGACAGGTGCGTTCTTCCAGTCGATCCTGAACGCGATCACATCCATAGCCGCATTCCAGAACCCGGCCGGATCGGAGAACCCGTCGCCCGCTCTTCTCGCCGGGTCGACGCGCGGTATCCCGGCACCGGTCAAGCTTCCTCGAGCGCCAGGGCCGGAAGGAGGACTGGCAGCTGCGAAGGGCTTCACGCTGCCGTTCAACCTGCAGCTCGAGCAGGCGAAAGCGGACGCATCCGGTTCGCAGGCGGCGATCCTCAAGGCCGCACGCGACATCGCCGCGTTCATACGCGGGATCATCCCGAAGCTGTCCGGCGAGAAGCTCCTCGGCGCATACCAGGAGCTCGCGACCGTCAACAACACCATCACCGCAGCAGTCAAAGCGGCAGCCGACAAGATCAAGAACTTCTCGGTGCCCTTGAAGCTGCAAGTCGACCAGGCGAAGTTTGACGCGCTCGGCGACACCGCCGGACTCCGCGTCGCGCTCGAGAAGATCCGGTCGACTGCGGAGAAGGCGCTCAAGTCGATGAAGCTCGGCCTGCAAGGCCAGATCGACGCGTGGGACACCATCAAGTCCGTGAACGACCAGTTGAAGAACCTTGCGAGCGGCGCGCAGCTGGGATTCAAGGAGGCGAACACGGCTGCGTTCGTGAAGGGGCTCGGGCTGACGGCCGATCAGGCGAAAGCACTGCGAGCGCGGCTCTCTCAATTCGGTCCCGGCGGGACCATCCCGGGCTCAGGCGTCGGGGCTTTCGGCGGCGTGATCGGCCCAGGCGGAGAACTCGTCGTGCATACTCACGTGAACCTGGACGGGAAAGAGGTCGCGAGGAACACGACCAGGCATCAGCAGCGCGGCGCGAGGCGCAACCCGCCGCAGCGGCGCGGCCCATTCGCGGGCGGCGGACTCTAACCATCCAATGACCAAAGTCCTCAAAGCCGACTGCTCGGCAGGCGACGCCTACGCGAAAAAGAGCATCGCCTTCCCGGACACCGGCTGGTACGTCCAAGCCGACATCGCTCTCCCCTCCGCGACGCTTGCCGCCATCATCGCCCACGTCGCATCAGGCAGCAGATACACCGCCAACCCGCTCTACATCGTCGATGCCGGAGCAGCTGTCTGGGTCGAACTCGGAGACGCCGCCGGCGACACGGCAGGGCTCACCAGCCCATGCTCCTTCTTCGGCGCGAACTCGAGCTACTTCGCCGCGGCGTTCGCGGCCGACACATGGGTCACCGTCGTCATCCACTACGACGGAACCACCGCCCACTATCTCCTCAACGGTGTCGAGGTCGCATCAGGGATCATTGACGCGTCCTCGTCAACCTTCCTCGACGCCGGCGGCAAGTTCGCAAACGGAGTATCGGGCGAGATCTATTACATCCGAGACGTCAAGGTCGGCACCACCCTCGGCGGCGTCGACCTCTTCAGCGACGACTTCTCAAGCGGCGACCTCTCAAACTGGACCACGTTCTTCGGCGCCGCCACGGTCGTTGACGAGCCCACACTTACACCGCCAGGGCCGCCCGTCGGCCGTGTGCTCATCGCACCGGATGATGGGCCGCTCGAGCCCTCACCGACATGGGTGCGCCTCGACGGCGTTGACAACTTCGTCGCGGCGATCGACATCACCCGCGGCCGGCAGACGCTCACCTCACACACCGACACCGGAACCGCGACCGTGCTCTTCAACGACACACACGGCGTCCTCGACCCCAACAACGTCTCGAGCCCGTACTTCGGGAAGATCACGGGGAAGCAGATCATGCTGCAGGTCTGGAATCCGGTGACCGCGGAATGGGTGCCGCAGTTCCGGGGACGGATAAAGCGGCGCGGATTCGATGTCAACCCGGCCACGAACCCAGACGGGTCCCTCGTCGTCGCGAACATCCAGATGGACTGCGTCGACATCTTCGACTACCTCGGCGGATACGGCCTCACGCCAGGACTGGACGGCGTCACCCCGCCTGCCGGCTCCGAAGGGACGGTCTGGTATGCGGAGACCGCCGGCACGGTCGACGACCGCTTCATCGAAGTCCTCACCGACGTCGGGATCGACTCGACGATGTGGGTGGTCTTCACCGGGAACATCCGCGCGGCAGAGGTCAACTACGACGCCGACGAAGCCGCGATCACAGTGCTGCGCGATGCGGCCGACGCCGAGCTGCCGTTCATTGCGAACTGCTACGTCGACAAGATCGGACGGTTCGTCTTCCACGGCCGCGACTCCCGCTTCGACCCTGACACCGTCGCGGCCGGCGCGACGCCGGGAGCGTGGAACTTCACACGGTGGAAGGCAGGCGACGGCGCAGCGATCGCGCTCGACTCCGACCGCGCCCAGATCCGTGTGCTCACCTTCAACGAGGACGAGGACGAACTGATCAACGCCGCTATCTGCTATCCGAAAGGCATCGCTGAGACGGACATACCAGGGCAGGTATTCGCGGATGCGACCTCGATCGCCGCCCATGGCAAGCATGCCGCCCCGCCGATCTCCGATCTGGTAATCAAAGACGGCGTGACGACCGGTAACAGCGGAAAGGTCGAATGCCAGAAATACGCGGAGCTGTTGGTGAAAAACAAGAAGGATCCGCGGGTCGCGATCGAGACGCTCGGTCTGAAAGCGATGCACCCTTTCGACGCGCGTGCCGCGCAGACGTGGGCGCTCCTGACCGGCTCAGACATCAGCGACATCGTCAACCTGAAAGTCGGGTATCCGGGCGGCACCGGTATCGGCGACCCGACCGGCGAGGACTATTACGTCGAGGGGGTCACGATGCGGATCCGCCCTCTCGTCCCGGAATACGACTACGTCGAAATCGAGCTCGACGTGTCTCCGGCCGAGTGGTCGATGGACACGCATGCGGTGTTCGCGTGAGCCCGTATCTGCAGCATGGCCGCCGCCACGCGCCAGGCGGCACCGATCCGATCCTCGACATCGACAATCTCTCCTGGGAGACGCCAGGCTGGAACGTCAATCTGCCGCTGTGGGGCGACGCCGCGGCGTCCAACTTCGCCGGGACTGTCGACTCCACACGGATCCACAACTGGAAGCTGTCGCACTCGGGCGGAACCTCGGACAGCATGATCCTTGGCCCGTTCAACTGCTTCCCCGGCTTCTACGTCGTCGCCATCTCCTCAGCTGTTGGGCCGGCGTACGGCACGATGGCGTTGGATGTCGCTGGCGCATACCCGCTGAACGCTGACTGGTTCGCGGCGGGCCCGGCGCCGGGCGACTGGGTGAACATCGGCACCTGGGATTTTTCCGCCGCGGTCGACGCGGTCTACAACAACTACATCCAGCCCGGACCGTCCTCGCCATACACGCCGGTCAGCGGCTACGACGGCGTCTCAACCTTCGCGGCATTCGGGATGGACGGCGGCGTCCAAAACGACGGGGCCGACAACATCTACACGAAGGCGGCAAGCATCGTATTTCCAGGCTCCTTCGGTGAGCCCGCACTCCGGCAGGCGGACGGCGTTACTCCTGCAGGCGGCGGCTACTACTTCCTCCGCGCCACGTGCACTGGCCTGATCGAGCTCAGCGACATGGTTCTCCTCAACGGCGGATTCCCGATCTGACGCCGTGACTCGGAACAGCCGATAGATGCTCTCTCCTGCAGATCTCGCGCTCATCAGAAGGATGGGCGGCCTCGGCATGCTCATGCCCGTCCGCACGTTGCTCGCTGCACGAAAGACGGGGCTACCTGTCGCGCTGGCCTGCTCGATCCTGACCCAGGAGACCGGGGGCGGCCGCAACGAGTGGGGGCACGACCCGACGATCTTCATCGGCGGCCACGACGCGCTCCACGGCAAGCAATGGGGCGAAATCGTCACCCCAGCCGCATACAAGGCGTACCTCGCCCAGCGCGGACCGACCGGGAGGGGCGGCATGCAAGGCGTCGGCCCGTGCCAGCTCACCTGGTACGCCTATCAGGACGAAGCTGACAGGCTCGGCGGCTGCTGGCGGCCGCTGATCAACATGCGCGTCGGGTTCGCCGACCTCGCCCACCTCATCCGCCGCTCCGGCCTCCGCCGCGGCGTCGCCGCATACAACGGCACCGGCCCGGCCGCAACCGCATACGCGAACGCTGTCATCAACCGCGCGGCGGAATACGCGAAATCCCTTCACCTGGCGTGGCCGCCCGCGTGATCGCAGCATCCGTCATCGGGACACTTCCCGCCTGGATCACCGTGGCAATTCTCATCAGCGCGGTCCTGATCTTCATACGCGGCGGCGGCGGCACAGCCATCCAGTCACTCCAGATCGCCAACGAGGTGCTGGAAAAGCGCGTGCAGCAGCTGATGGACCAAAGCCGCCAACTCGAAGATCAGAACAAGCGGCAAGCCGCGGAGATCGCCGAGCTCCGCGCGCGCACCGATGTAACCGCCGCGCTCTCCCCCGTCATCAGCGCCGTCCAGCTGCACGAGCAGCAAGCAGCGAAACGTGCGGAAAGGACTCTCACGGTGCTTGACCTCATCGCCAAAAGACTCGGCCCAGACCTAGAAGGGAGCGAACCATGAGCAAGGTACTTGCAGCACTCGGCATCGTCGTAGGTTCCATCGGCGTCATCTTCTCGCTGCTCGAGGCGTTCGGCGTCGACATCACCAAGGCGCAGCAGACCGCAGTCGCAGGCGTCGCAGGACTCGTCCTGACGGTTCTGTCGGTCTGGTTCCACCCGTCGATCCCGGGCGGAGCGGAGACGAAGCCATGAGTCAGTTCGAATGGATCCTCATCATCGAGGTCGGCCTGATCGCGCTCGTCACGGTCGTCAAGGCCCTCCGATGAACGACCACGACCACGCGGAAGTCTTCAAAGGCACAGACGGTCTCTGGTACTGGCACATCAAGGCCGGCAACGGAGAAGTCATCGCCCAGTCCGAGGGATACGCAGGCAAGGAGCACGTCCTCGACGTCCTCGCAAGCCACTACCCGGACACCCCAGTAGTCGAGCTCGAGGAGCAGCCATGACTCTGCGTCTAGGCAAGCAGCCGGCCACCGTCGACCATCGCGACCTCCTGCTCGACGAGGTCGTCGGGCCGGACGGGCTGAAGGAGGCGCCGTCGGGGTTCGGGCACTGGCCCAAGATCGGTGATGCCTGGGGCATGCTCGGCAACGACCAGGTCGGTGACTGCGTGTTCGCCGGCGGCGACCACGAAACGATGCTGTGGAACGCCCTCCATGACGTCGCGGTCGGGTTCACGCCCACAACCGCACTCGCCGACTACTCCGCCGTCACCGGCTACAACCCGGCAGATCCGTCAACCGATCAGGGCACGAACGTCCGGGACGCGCTCGGCTACAGGCGAAGCACCGGCCTCGTCGACGCGTCAGGGAAGCGGCACAAGATCGGCGCGTACGTGGCGCTCGAGGCGGCGAACTGGCACGAGCTCCTTGAGGCCCTGTACGCGTTCGACGCGGTCGGGATCGGGTTCGAGTTTCCCGACTACGCGATGGCCCAATTTAACGCCGGGAAGCCGTGGGCATACCGGTCCGGCGGCTCCATCGAGGGCGGCCATTACGTGCCGATCGTCGGACGCCCCGGCCTGTCGCGGATCAAGTGCGTCACGTGGGGAGCGCTGCAGGACATGACCCGCTCGTTCTTCGAGCACTACTGCGACGAGGCCTGGGGGCTTCTGTCAGTCGAATCGCTGAACACCGTGGGGGTTACGCCTGAGGGGTTGAACCTGGACGCGCTGAAGGCGGCACTGGCCGCGCTCTAGCCGGTTCCCATGTGACGTCCGAGGCTCTCTTCCGCCGGTATGGCGAGCAGATCTACTGGTTCTGCCTCCAGCGACTGCGGTGTCGTGAGGATGCGGAGGACGCGGTGCAGGCTACGTTCCTCAAAGTCGAGCGCGCGCTGCGGCGCGGCGAGACAGTAGTTCGGTCCGAACAGGCCTGGCTCTACACGATTGCGCTTCGCGTCTGCATCCGCAGCACCGATGCGAGGAGCCGGGTGCGGATGCACGAGGTGCCCAGCGATCTGGATCTGATCGGGGAAACTGTCCCGGCGAATATTCCACCTGAGGACGCGATCATCGACGTCATGTGGCTGGAGGTTGCACTTGACGAGTTACCCGAGCGCCAGCGGCGGGCACTCGTTCTGCGTGACTTCCTCGGAGCCTCGTACCGCCAGATCGAGCGCGAGCTCGAGATGTCCAAGGGGGCGGTCGAGATGATGATCTTTAGGGGCCGCCGAAGCCTGGCGCAAGCAGAGAGAAAGGCTGCATAAGCCGCTAGCGCGTGAGTGCTGCGGCGACCTTGGCCGGGATTCGCCCGGCCGGGTCCGGTGCGACATCGGCGAGGAGGCTGACGTGCGCGGTCGCTGCGGCGCGCCGGAGTTCCCGGAACCGGCTACCCGAGTTCGGGTCAGCGCGGCCGTCCCAGAACCAGGTCGCGCCCAGCTTCACGGCCTCCTGCGAGGGTAGGAGCGTCAACGGGGCATGACCTACCGTGCCTTTCGCGCCAGGCAGGCCGCCTTCGAAGATCTGGAAGTCGGCGCCCGGGAGCGGCCGGCCGTGGCTGTTGTCGCCGACGAGCGCCCACGGCTGCAGCCGGTGCACGTACGTGAAGATCTGCTCGAGCTGCGCATCGTTGAGGCCGTGATCCCAGGAGCCGTCGAACCACACTCCGGCGATCGGGCCGTATGAGGTGAGGAGCTCGCGCAGCTGCGCGTCGACGAATGCGAGATAGGCGGCCGGGTCGTGCTTGTAGGTCGGCTCGTGCCAGTCGAGCAGCGAGTAGTAGACGAACACTCGGAGGCCCGCGCGGCGGCCGTCGCGAATCAGCCGCCCGACGACGTCCTCGTTCGGAGTCACAGACCAGAGGCTCATCCTCGTCGGCCACAGCGCGAAGCCGTCGTGATGCTTGGCAACCACGGTGATATACGAGGCGCCCATCCGCTTCGCAAGCGCCACCCAGCCGTCGGCGACACGCGGATCCGGGTTGAACCGCTCGGCTGCTGCAAGCTCCGCCGGCGAGCGCGCCGCGCGCCACCAGGAAGAGTCGGACGGCGCCGCAAGCCCTGAGGAGGGCCCGAAGTGGATGAACAGCCCGACCGGGGACGACCGCATCCACGACGTCTCAGCCGTCCGTGTCAATGACGAGCGTACCGACGAGCCTGTTTCGAGTTGGGCGAGCCGCGTAACCTCCGCGGCACGCCCAGCGTCGAGCGAGCTCCCCCCGCGAGTTGTCGCCCACGCAGCAGCGATCACGACGACCGAGGCTGCCGCGATCGCCACGACGAGCGGACTTCTTACGGTGTCACGCTGACCACACACCGAGCTAGCGCTTCGCTGGCCGCATCTTCGCCCATGCCGTCGCTGCCACAAGTACAACGAGGATCGATCCGAGCGGTCTCCACACAGCCGGGTCGCCGAGTGTCGGTGCGAGGAACCACACGAGGTTCACAGCGGCGACGAAGAGCACGAGCCCGGCCGCGATCCTGATGGGCCACTTCACGGCGTCACCTTGACCCACCAGCGGCCAGCCGACTTCGAGAAGACGACGGCGTAGAAGCCGCGATTGGTCGGGCAGGCCGCGTGAAGTGGCTTGGCCGTAGCTCGACACTCGAAGCTGAGGAATGACCCGTGGGCGCGAATCACAGCGATCTTGGCGTTCCCGATGAGGCACTGCACTCTGCTGGCTTGCGTGGCAGCCGGGCAGACCCGCGGGTCGGACGGCCATGGGGACGCGGAGGCCGAACCAGCCAGGAGCATCCCCATTAGCAGGGCTGTGAAAAAGGCGCACATTAGACGTGCAGGTGTTGTCATAGGGTCCCGATTCTGTTTAGGTTTGCGATGGAGTGCAGGAGACGGGGGTCGGGGCCGGAGTCGTCCGTCCTGGCGGGCAGGTAAAGACGCCGCCTGATCCGCTGCGCATCAGCCGGCCTTCCCCGCTGACGAATCTCCGCCTATACCTCGAATGGCTCGAGCTATGGAGCGTCGGAGCGATTCCAGGCCACTCTGTAGGTCCTCGGCCGTGGGAAGCTGACCGACCTGAGCTTCGAGTGCTTCAAGGCGGAGGCGAAGCGCCGCCAGTTCCTCATTCAGAGCGAGCGGCCTCTGCGCCTTTGGTTGAGGCTCAATCCTGATTTCAAGCCCTAGTGCCCCAATGAACTTCAGCAGGCTGTCTCCCTGCGGCGTGCTCTTGCCGTTGAGCCAGTCCTTGAGATTGCCTCGCTCAATTCCCATGTCTTTCGTGAGTCCGCGCATGCTCTTGCCGGACATCTCATAGAGCTCCTTCATCCACGCTGATAGCTGCGTGGGGTCACTTGGGCCTCCGCTAATTGCCACCGGGGGTAAGTCTCCGCTTCGCGTGGCCTCACCGGAAGTGGGGTAATTCCCCTACCACCTATTGACCCCGGGGGTAGATGGTGCTATGACTCTTACCCCATGGAGGCCAGCACCCGGAAACGGCTAGACCCTCGCGCAGTCGCCTTCGGCCACAAGCTCCAAGGGATCCTCGACAGCCGCGGCATCTCACGGCGTGGATTCGCAAAGCTCGTCGACCCGGAGAATCCCGAGGGAGTGCGCCGCGCGGTGCACAGGCATCTCGGTGGCATCCACATGCCTTCACGGCTGACGCGCCGTCACTACGAGCAGGTCCTCGGCCTCGAGTCGGGCGCGCTCGAAACGGATGACGACGAGGAGGCTGACCCAGCCTTGCGTGAGGCGTTCGCTCTCTTCGTCGACCTCATGGACCGCATCAACACGCGCAAGCGCGACCAGGTCGAAGCGTGAAGAGCGAAGGAACCCTCCTCCTGATCTGTGTCGGCGCTTTCAGTTGCGCCGCCCTCGGCCTCGCAGCCCTGTTCCTCGTCAAGGTGTTCGCGCCCGAGCTCCACCACCTGTTCGGCGGGGCACTGTGACGGCTCGTGAAGCCACCCGTACGCGACCCCGGGTGGTTTCACCAGCCGCCGCTCTCGTCGAAGGCTGGCAGGCGACCCTCGACGCGCACGACCGGACGCCGCAACGCGACCGGATGTGGCGAGAGACACGCCGTCTGATCGAACGGCATCTCGCCCACGCGAAAGCGAAGGAGGCAAAGCTGTGACCACCGCCGAGTTGGCCGTCCGGGACGAGCCGCGGCAGATGACCGTGCTCACCAACGAGCAGCTCCGGTTCATCGCCGCCACCGAGTTCGTTCCCCCCGGCCTCCGCGGCAACCTGCCTGCCATCCTCGCCTGCGTCGCCACCGGACGCGCCCTCGGAATCGCAGACATGAGCGCGCTCCGCTCCATCCACATTATCGACGGCAAAGCCACCTTCTCCGCTGAACTGATGGTGCAGCTCGTCCGCCGCGCCGGCCACTCCATCACCGGCGATGTCAGCGACGGCAGCGCAACCGTCACCGGGAAGCGCGCCGACAACGGCGACACCATGACATCGACGTGGACGCTTGCGATGGCGGAACGCGCCGGTCTCGTCAACAAGACGAACTGGAAGCGTTACCCCGAGGCGATGCTGTGGGCGCGTGCGGTGTCGCAGCTGTGCCGCATGTTGTTCGCCGACTGCTTCGCCGGGACCACCTACACGCCGGAGGAGCTCGACGACGGCGACGTGAAGCCTTTGGAACGGGAACCACAGCCGGAAGAGCGCCCTGCTGGTGCGACCGGCTCGGAGCCGAGCACTGGCATGCCGGAGCCGTCCCGTTCCGAACCGTCCATCACCGAGCCCCAAAAGAAGAAGGCGAACGTCCTCGTCGGGCAGCTCCGCGACGACCTCCGCCTCCAAACCGCCGAGGTGTACCTCGCCGCCGGCCACCCCATCCCCCGCCTCGACGACGGCGAGACCCTCCACTGGTCGCCGCTCCGCGACCGCCTCACGAAAAAGGAAGCGAACCGTCTGATCGACCGGCTTGAGACATACGCGTCTTCGGATGCGTTGGCGCCGCCGGTTGTCGACTGGCTAATCGCCGACATCCTCGCAGCGGCGGAGGTGTTGGGGAAGACGGCTGAGGCGAAGGACGCGATCACGGAGAAGCGCGCGACGGCGCCGGCGGATGAGGACATGCAGGCGTGGCTTGTGCAGCAGCTGGAGCGTGCACGGAAGGCGGCTGGGTCGTGACTACGCAAACGTGGATGGGCGAAACGTTCGTCACCGCCAGCGAACGCCTCCAAGCGCTCGCCGTCACCGCCGCCAGCTGCACCCGCACCATCGCCGACATCCTCGACGCAGCCCCTGAGCTCGCCCCGGAAATGCGGCACGTCGAAGAACGAATCTGTGAGGCGGTCGGCCACGTCCAGGCCGCGCAGGCTGTCCTGCGCGCCAAACTCGACCTCATCAAAGCCGACCAGACGTGACCGCCGCCGTCCTCCTCGCGTTCGCGCTCCTCTGCGTCGTCTTCGCCGCCGGGTTCACCGGGCTGCTGTTCCTGATGCGTGACGAGACCGAAGAGAAGAAGCCCCGGTGATCGTCGCGTTCCTGATCCTGGCGGGGTTCGCGGCCGCGTTCGTGCTGATGCTCGTCGACGTGGACAGGCTCCGCGACGAGGTCGAGTTCCTAGACGCGATTTGGGCGGACGATGCTCCTAATGGCGTCGAGTTCGTCTACAAAGACGGTGGCGGCTGGCCTTCCTCTGACAGGGGCGAGCATGACGCGGCAACGACGCGCACACCAGCCGCCGCCGCACCCTACAACTGGGACGCGGGATAAATGGTTGGCGGCACTTGGCTTAACCAGGCCCGTGGACTCTTACCTCCGTTTCCGGGAAACGGCTCAACCATGCGGCATACAGCCAACAATGGTTGGCAAGCCTCCGGTGAGGCCGCATGATCCCGACCGAAACATGGGTTCTCCCGCGCCCGCGGAAGGACTGTTACGTCGGCTCGTTCCCGCTCCACTTCGAGCAGAAGCTTGTCCGCCGGGTCGCCGAGCTACAGGGCAAGGGCGACTGGCAGTACGGGGCCGGGAACGTTCTGCACCCGTTCGGCGGGCTCGCGGAGATCGGCGACAGCATCGACCTGAACGCGACCACGACACCGACGTGGGTCGGGGACGCGCACGACCTCCACTGGATCGAGGACGAGACGTACGACCTCGTGATACTGGACCCGCCGTACTCGGACGATGAGGCGGCGTGGCTGTACTCGACGCCGCCGCTGAGGCCGGGCCGCTTCACCGCCGAGGCCGTCAGGGTGTGCCGCACCGGCGGCCATGTCGCCGTGTATCACCGGCAGCAGCCGCGCCGGCCTGACGGCTGCAAGCTCGTACACCGGATCGTTGTCCTCACGCGGACGGGTCATGCGCCGAGGGTGTGCTTCATCTTCGAAAAGCTCCCCGCGCTGGAGATGGCGGCATGAATCTCCGGTTCTGGCGGCAGTCGAAGCCGGTCCCGTCCGCGCTCGAACAGCGCGACCAGTGGCTCGAATGGATGCTCCTCGGAGGCTCCAAGAAATCCACCGTCGACGGCTACCGGCAGATCACGAACCGGCTGCTCGAGCGCTTCCCCGAGCTTCTTCTGGCCGAGTTCAACGACGACCACGTACTCGGGATCATCGAGGACGCGAACCCGGCGTCCCGGCAGTCGCTCCGCGGCGCCTACGCGAACCTTTTCGGGTGGGCGTACCGGACGAAGCGTGTCCCCCGGAACTTGATGGATCACGTCCCGACGTTCAAGCAGCCGCCCCCGCCGCCGATCGAGTGCTTCAACGAGGTAGAGCGGAAAGCGCTGTGCTCGCTACCCGATCCGGACGGGGCACTCATGGCGGTTTTGTTCGGCACGGGGATTCGTAAGAGCGAAGCCCGCAACCTGCGCGTCAGGAGAGTCGACCTCGACAACGCCGAGCTGCACGTCATCGACGGAGCCAAGGGCGACTCCGTGGGCGTGGTCGCTCTCTCTGCGCGGCTGGTGTCGCGGCTGGCCGGCTACTTCCTGACCGAGGGGCTCAACGAGGACGACTTCCTCTGGTACTGCCACCCGGGCGGTACGCCTGTCCGCCGGCACGACCGGGCGATAGCGGACGGCGCGATTCACAACTGGTGGGCGCGCTGCATCGACCAGGCCGGTGTCCGCTATCGGAAGCTGCACACGACGAGGCACACGTTCGCGACCGAGCTCCGTCGCAATGGCGTAGCGCTCGACGATCTCTCGTTCCTGCTGCGTCACGCTGATCCGCGTACGACGCGGAAGGTGTACGACCACACCCGCCTGATCGACATCCGTGTTCGGGCTGAGGCTGCATTGGAGGCGCTCGTATGACCGAAGGACGAAAGAGTCAGGACCGGACCGCCGGAACTGCCGCTATGGCGCTTGGCTCAGGCTTCGCGCGTGACCTGCAGGACCCGGACGTGCGACACGCCCGCAGCGGCAGCGACCGCGCGGAGGCTCTCACCCGCCCGGACAGCCTCCCGGACAGCCTCCCGCCATTCGGTCTCGGCAGCGGAACGGCGCGCCGTAGCGCGCCGCACGCGGGTCAGGGGGGCCATCTACCGGGCCGCTTCGACAGCCGCGCGGAGGGCGTCGACGGTCTTGGGGCTGCGTGGGTCGTCGAGGCTGACGGGGATGCCGAGGGCTTCGGCTTCGCGGCAGAGGCGGTAGTAGGTCTGTGCTTCACGGATGAGCTGTGTGTAGGTCATAGCGGTAACTTAGCTTACCGGGCGGACGGTGTCAAGTGGTAGCCGCCCTGTTCGTTGCCAAGGACGGCGCGTACTTCGACCTTCCCGGAGTTGAACCATGGGATGCGGAACGTGACGCCCGTCTCTACACCGGCCCTCATCCGGTCGTGGCGCATCCGCCGTGTAACCGCTGGTGCCAGCTCGCCCCGGTAAACGAGGCCCGCTACGGAACACCTGTCGGACACGATGGCGGCTGCTTCGCCGCCGCGCTTGAGGCCGTCGAGACGTTCGGCGGGGTGCTTGAGCATCCGGCGTACACGCTCGCCTGGCATGCCTTCGACCTTCCTCGCCCTCGGCGCGGCTCGTGGCAGCGTGGAGCGCACGGTTGGGTGACCGAGGTTTCGCAGTCGGCCTACGGTTGCTCGGCTCGTAAGCGGACGTGGCTGTACTACGTGGGTCCTGAGCCGCCCGCACTGGATTGGAGCGACCCGCCCGGCGAGGCTGTGATCGGCGGCGGAGTCAACTCGGGTGAGTGTGTCGGCCGGCGCAAGATCGAGAAGCGCGAAGCATCCGCGACACCGCCAGCGTTCCGCGATCTGCTTATCAGCCTCGCTCGAGGCGCGGAGGTGCGCGATGTTGCAGCGTGACGGTGTGGTCTGTGCAGCTTGCCCGACGCAGCGGGGCGAGTGTCCGCTTTGCGGCTCGTTCTGGATGCCCGTGTGGGGTGGCACGGTCTACCGGATAGCCCGCATCAGCGCCGAGGAGTACCGGCGGTGGATGGCTGAGAACGGCTACGGCGTCCAGCCTGACGGGCGGACGGTGCCGGTGCCTGCGTTGCAGGTGCTTCCGAACGTGACGGCGCGCTATGGAGTCTGATATGGCGAAATCGCCATACGACCCCACATTTATGGGTTCTGCGCCCGAAACTATGGGTTCTGGCGACAGTGCCGCCAAGCCCCTCGAGCGGACGCTGATCTTGGAGATCGCCGTTCCCGACTTCAACTGCGAGGACTACCGGCTCGACGGCCCCGACCGTTTCATGAACGAGGCGCTCGCAGAAGCGGCCGAGCTTGATCCCGATGGGGCGACGCCGGAGTGGTTCGGCTGGCAGGCACTCGATGACTCCGGGCTGACGACGCATCGGATCAACCTGTCGATCCTCTTGGGCGGCAAGGACGGCAACTTCCTCGAACGGGTGAAGGGCCAGCTTGTCGGCCAGCGGATTGTGGAGCGCAAGCCCGAGCATGAGTTATCCGACGACACGCGCCTCGACGATCACGAGGAGCGCGACCGTGGATAGGCCCGATGCCGCAATCCGGTTCGGCTTACTGGCGGTCGGCCTGCTGGCGCTCTCGCGGTTCGACATCATGCCCGACCCGCTTGACCCGGAAGGTCGCTCGAAGCCGGTGTCTGACACCGAAACCCCGCGTGCCGCAATCCCACTTTCCTGGTGCGGCTGGACGATCCCGCACGACGCGCACGACTTCGCTTACGACGGCGAAACGTTCCGCTGCTCTGGCGACGACTTCCCACCCGACAACGAGGAGGATCTCATGGCTTCGACCCGCTGCAAGTTCCGCTGCAACTCCATCCTGCCGATCAACCCCACGCAGGCCGACACGAGCGGTGTCATCGTGAATGCCTCGGCGGTCATGTCCGACGACCCCGAGTCGGAGAACGGGAAGTTCTGGACAGCCACTCCGTCCGGCCAGATCACGCTCTGGATCAACAACCCGGCCGGGGCGGCGGTGTTCGAGCAGGGCAAGGACTACTACGTGGACTTCACGCCTGCCGCATGAGCGTCCCGGACGGAATGATCGAAGTGGAAGGCGACAAGCCGAAGGTCGCGCGGACGAAGAAGGTGCTGGCGCAGGAGGCCCGTGCAGCCGAGCGTGAGCAGGAGGCCGACGACCGCGCCAGCCGGATCTTGTTCAGCGTCAAGTGCCTGCGCCCGACTGAGAAGTACCCGTACGAGACGGCCGTGTTCGAGACGGAGCTATCCGTTCCGGTCGGGGCGAGCAAGGACAAGACGGAGGACGCGCTCGCCGCCTGGTACAAGATGATCGAGGCCGGAGTCGCGGTCGGTCAGGCGCTCGCTAAGGACAAGCCGTGACCGGCCAGGCCCGCGATGCCGC